TAGCATGTCTTTTAATTCTATCTAGTTCAGCTAAATGTCCTTCATAGGTAACATCATGCTTAGCAATTCTATCTTGTTTTAATTTTCCAATGTGGGCTACCACTAATGGGCTAAGTCTAGGATTAGTTAGTTCTGATCCTTCTTGCGGCGCTCTTGTTTTGGAATAGCCAGCAAGAATAGCCGCCTCAGTTTTAGTGACTGGACCATCCGGTCCGCCATATACTAAAAACTCAGCGAATCTTTGCTGCATTTCAGTTAATCTTTTTGGTACTCCCATATTTGACATTTTAAGGTAAGTGTCCTATATTGTCAACTATGACTACGACTAAGAAAGATTCGATAGAATTTGAAAAACAATTAAATAAGCTTAAAAATCGTCCCGATTTTGCGGAGGATTTAAAACATCATGATGATAGAGGTGAATCAGACTTAACTAGAGTCATCGACACTTATAAGAAAGAAAACATTGAGCTTAAGAGTCAGGTGGTTGAGAAGGATACTCTCTTGAAAGGTACAAGAAAGCTTGTAGAAGACTATGTTAGAGCTGGATATAAATATGCCAATCGAGTTAAAGAGTTAGAAAAAATTAGTAGAGCCCATCAGGTTCAAAATGGTGAACTTCAAGTGGAAGTTAAGTTTCAAACTGTTAAAGCTAATACTTTAGCGAAACAACTAGCTGAGGTTAGAGCAGACAATAAAAAACTTGCTCAACATGTAGATGATTTGACTAATGTTAAAAATAAAGGAGAGTTTGGTAAATGAGATTAAGAGAATTGATGAGTTTTCTACAAGAGTTTATGGACAATAAAGGAAAAGGTCAGAAGGGTTCATTAGGCGATTCCTCTGTGTTCATGCATGTTGGGAATCATTTGGAAGAACTGAAAAAAATAGAGGTGCAAGAGAGTACAATTATAGGTGCGAACTCAACGAGAATAGTATTTAAACCTCAAGGATTAAAAATAATACAAGCACCGACAGACAAAGAATCTGGCTTTAATTTAGAGCCATGATTACCTTAAAAAAATTATGGGTCCAGAGCGGAAATTATATCTTAAACTTAAAAAAAATACTTCTCGAATTAAGTGGACTAGGCTTGAAAATCTTAGCTCTCTCGGTTGTCCTGATCTATTGGGGTATAATAATTCTGGGCACTATTTCACTGTTGAATTAAAAGTTACCAAAGGTAAAAAAATTAAATTTTCTCCACACCAAATTGCTTTCCATGTAGAGCATCCGAAGAATTCTTACATCCTTATTGAGGACCAAAGACAGAGGTCCTCAAAACATTTTCCATGGTCCTTGTACCATGGATCTGACATCGAAAAGCTTGTTACTCAGGGCTTGGAGCTTGAACCTTGGGCTTGGGGGGAGAGAGCTTGCACTTTAGAGCTTGTGGCTTGGGCCTCAGCTTGACGCTTGCAGCTTGAGCCTTGGCGCTTGAAGCTTGATCCACGAATCGTTTAGAATTTTCTGCGTTTAAATTATCCGAAGGAGCAGTTTCCTGCTCCCCGGTTCCACTAACAGTACTTTTATCTGCAACCATGTAGTTCCTCTAGATATTCGTCCAGCCCTATGTTGTCCACAAAGCCCCATTGAACTTTATCACAACCCCAATAACCGTCCACTGTGCCGTTAAGCGTGTTCACCCATATGTTTGGGCCGTTACCTGCTACCAGAAGCCTGGCTGCTTTGTAGCTATGGTCCTGGTGCGTGATCCATTCTATATTGTAAACGTCATACATCCATATTGCTGGGTCTTTTTTGCCTTCTGTTATCTCTTCGGCAATGTCCTTGCACATCCTGCGAAGCTGCTCTTCGCATGTCTCACTTTTCTTTTTCAATGCTGTCATGTTTCTCCTTCTGTCTTTCTGATTGCTTTCTATCTAGTTCAAGGAAGAATCTTTGGCAAGATTCTAGATAATCAGCTGGTAGGTCCCGGTGATCATCCATGAACCATGGTATTAAGTTGTTGTTATCTATTTTCTTTCTCATTTTTCCCCCTATATAATTGGTTTGTTTATTACTAACTGAACTTCTGTATTATCTTTTATGTCTTCTTTTTTTGGTATCCATATGTCTTCAATTGATAGCAAATATTCTGTTGAATTATCAAAAATATTTACATCAATATCCTGCGGTGCTTGTTCTAATATCTTTATAAGTTTTTTAACTTTCATGTTTACCTCTTCTTTCTAATCCCATTATATCCTATAGCTTGAAGCTTGTCAAGCTTGTTGCTTGGTGCTTGCTGCTTGGAGCTTGACGCTCCGAAGTTAGTCCTCCAGACGAGCGCCATGTTCCATGGCCAAATACTAACTCGGGGAAACCCCTATGTTGACATCGTTTGCGGTTATCGTACGCCCGCAATTAACTCGTATAGTTACTTGACCCCAGATCTATAAAATCGAGCTTGACGAAACAATGCCCACCTCATCTATAGATCAGGGCTCAAGTATTATAACCTGCACCAAACGTTGAATACTTCCATCAACGCTTTAAACTCTTTCACCGACATATATTGTATCTCATCTGCCAGATCAGGGTTTGTCTTTTTTATTTCTTTTACTAGTTTCTTTCTAATTGTCATAATGCCTTCATCATATATTATCTGGGATGTCTTGTCAAGCTTGTTGCTTGGGGCTTGTGGCTGTGCAAGCGTATTCACTAATTAAGGCAACGAATCTTGCCACCACGAGCGCCATGTTCCTTTGGTGTTTAGAGTTGTTTTTTTCTTTAGACTTCAGTCACAAGAGCCATGCTCCATCTCTTTGATTTTCATATTCACAGTTAAACACCGGTCCTGCTGGGCTATGTGATTCCGGCCCATTGGTCAAGCGGGCTACTGCCCTGCTCACTTTAATGCCCTCGGGGTGCACTTGAAACTAATCATCCTATCGACACCGTGAACTTGACCCCAGATCTCTGAAAGGTCCAGCGTTCTTATGGGATGCTGGTCAGAGATCAGGGCTCAAGTTCTTTTAAACATTGACCATATCAAAGCTACCAAAAAGAACGCCATCAGCACCCTTAATTCCATAGGCGACTCCATAAATATCAGTTGCCAAAATTCTACCATCTAGGCAACCCTATCAATATTAATATATGAACTAATATTAACATACATAACCAGAACGCCATTATTCTTCTACTCCACAATTTATGCACGCAATCTGTGGCTTTGCCCACTCATCATAAGAAGTGAACTCATTACAAATTGGACATATATAATTATTTGCTTTCATGTTGTTAATATAACACTTGACTTATATGTTGTCAAGGGATAATATAGGATAATTATAAACTAACAGAAAGCAGAGGTACACTATGGCAAATATGCCAAAATACAAAGTGGAACATTATGAAAAAAAGATAAGAAGACATTTTGATCCATTAGTTGAAGAACAAGAGCTTTTAGTTAAGCAGTATAGAACTGAAGCGACTAAAAGAATAGTAGGTAAGCTGTCTAAAAAAATGGGTGCAGATAAAATAATGGACGCATTTAAAAAGGCAACAGAACAAATGAAGAAAGCACAACAAGATGCCAAGACTTTCTTTAAGAAGAAAGTTAAGCAAGACGAAAAGAAAACTCTTTCTTACAATATGAGAGATGAAAATATATCTTTGAAAGATTGTGAGGAACAATTACAAGAGTGGGCTAAAGAGCTGGTTGATAGAGAGTTGAGACGAAGACCTGAAGGCGAACAACTAGCACAACTAGAAGCTGTAAAACAAAAAGCTATGGATATCGTCTATGAAAATGGCGACGACGCATCTATTGCGAAGGCATTAGATAGTTGCACCAAGAAGATAGGTATAACTTGGGTTGTGGATACATCTAAAATAAAACAAATAAGTGCATAATAACACTTGACATTGTAGGGAGTATCCTATATACTCCCTATAATTATAAACACTAACAGAAAGCAATAACATGGACACAATAGATAAGTTAATAAACTCAACAAAGCAATTAGCTTTGATTGAAATGAAAGAGAAAATACAAAAAGAAATAGATAAGTTAGAACAAGAGAGGGATGATGATGACAAAATTCCCTTTTAAAGACGGCACAATGTTTATGATAACTTACACACCTCAAACGATTGGTGGCGAAGTTAATCATAAGTATAAACACATTACTAGAAGAGGTAAGTGGAATAGTAAATGTAAAATGAATAAAAACTTTATTCTGTATTATGATAGAGATAGAGGTAATTATAGATATGCAAGTAATAAACTTTCACCTATTTATGTTTCTCTTGGTTTAAATATGGAAGAAATGAAAGTAATGAACTAATATTACACTTGAGCCCTGATCGGCGACAAGAACAACCAAACTCTCACTTGAAGAGCGAAAGCTTCATTAGAGTAGAGCGGAAGGGAGTGCGCACCGCCGATCTGGGGTCAAGACCACGGCTCCTGGTATACGAGCCTTAATAACAACTGACTTGGTAAGTTTGGGGTACAAGCCATTAAAATGAACTCTAGGTTTTTGTGCATTTCCCCTCACCTGAAATGCACATATTAAACTTGACAGAAGTTTAATAATAGGATAGTATGGGACTATGGAAACACAGAAAGATAACAAAGACTACACAAGACGAAATAGATTCACAGGTGAATCTATTGAACTAACAAAAGAGGAGAGCGAGAAACATGATAAGATATTTTATCATGAGGCACTCGCCACTCTTGAAGATAAAGAACTAGGAGAAGGTGGCAGTAAGCATTGGCAAGAAATGCGAAACCTATTGGATTGGTTTATTAAGAACAATGCCAAAGCATACATGGTATTATTAGATTAGTAGTTGTATGCAATAAATGCATCAACCACAGGTTGTGCGCCCCTGCGGGGCGCGCTCCATGGCCTTCGGCCCTGGCCTAACGGCCAGGGCCTAGAGGTCCCAAACCAATCTCGAATAATCACGGAACATCGACCCCAACCCCCCTTAAATTTAAAAGGGGTCCCACTGCTTTTTCCTTTATGCCTTGATTTAGAGGGTCAGCCCTGATAAAAACATTTTGGTACCATATGGACTTGAATAAGGTAAACATAAAAAAATTACCGCCTGATGTCCGAAAGACTTTTCGACAACTTCAAGTGCTGCATGCTGAAAAAAAGATACAGAACAAAGCCAAGAGTGATTTTTTATCTTTTGTTAAAGCGGTGTGGCCAGAATTTGTAGAGGGGCCCCATCACAGGCACATAGCGGAAAAATTTAATAAATTAGCAACGGGTGAGCTAAAACGCTTAATCGTGAATATGCCACCTAGGCATACAAAATCAGAATTTGCGTCTTATCTCTTGCCATCATGGATGGTGGGCCGTAATCCAAAATTAAAGATCATTCAAGCAACCCACACGGGCGAACTTGCAATACGGTTTGGTCGTAAAGCAAAAAACTTGATCGACTCAGAAGAGTACTCAAAAATATTTGAAACAAGATTACAAGAAGATTCAAAAGCTGCGGGCAGATGGGAAACCGCGCAAGGCGGCGAATACTTTGCTGCTGGTGTTGGCGGAGCAATCACGGGCCGTGGTGCGGACTTACTGATTATTGATGATCCACACACGGAACAAGATTCAATGTCGGATGTTGCAATGGAAAGAGCGTATGACTGGTATGTTTCTGGCCAACGACAGCGTTTACAACCAGGAGGCTCAATATTACTAGTTATGACTA